ACAAGCCATTGAATACGTTCGTCAAAACGGCAGAACATCCGGGCATTGAACATCATTCCGCCGCCGCGATCCCAGACGATTTCCGTGCGCAGCTGCCAGCCGGTTGGCTTAAACCAGTCGATAGGATGCAACGCCACGCCATCCCGCCAGCGGATTTGATGGTTGTAGAAAAGCGAAGCCGTGGGGTTGCTGGCATTCGCCAGCGCGGCAAAGATGGCATTCTGCTCTTGCTGGTACTCAGGCTCGCCCATGGCGTCCGTGTAGCCCTTTTCTTTCCAGGAGTTCACGAAACCCAAGCCGCCGCTTTTGTCGGTCCACAGCCCGCTCGGGGCGCGATTGGCGATGCCTTCCATCTGATTGTAAGGCGGGCTGGTCACGGTGCAATCGACGCCGGACAGCGTAGGCAGAATCTCGCGGCAGTCCCCCAGATGGAGTGTCACGCCTTCCGCCAAAATCTCTGTGCGCGTCGTCAACATCTAGTACCTGTGTGTGTCAACCGGATAAGCATGATGTCAATATCCTCCCATAGGCGCGGACAATGCACCCGCCGCCATCAACCGGCCCCCAGGACCACGAGCCTGCATCGGCCAGCTTGTCGTCCTCAATCAGGCCAACACTTTGCAAGAGGTCTAGCACGACCTTTCCTCGATTGTCACCGTCACGCGCCACCTTGCGGCGTTTTTCATCAAGAATGATGTGATAGGTGAAATTACCAGCAATCGGATTGCCAGCGCTACTCCGTTGTTCCAAGTAGCGCGCCATGGCTTCATCTTTCCACGACTTATATTCCTTGCTGATATAGGTGCGGCCCTTACCGCTTCGCCAGATGCGATTGACGGACGGTGGAAACGGCAAGTGCAACATCACCATGTCAACCTCAACCATGGATAGCACAATTCATGATGGATATTTCAGCCCTGATTTGATTGACGGCATCAGCAAGAGCGCCATCCGTTTCAAGCAATCCAGCAATCTTGCGTGTTGCGTGCAACGCTGTTGTGTGATCGCGCCCGCCTATAAACATGCCGATTTGCGGAAGTGACCGCGTTGTTAATTCGCGAGCGAGATAGAAGAACACTTGACGCGGCCTAACTATGTTAGCCGTTCGACGGGACGACCTAATACTGACATGTGACACGCCATAAAATTCGCATACAGCGCGCAATATCAGCATCAGGCTGGGAATCTTTGACTCATACTGAGTGGTGAACTCTTTGATGGCCTCAAGAGTCTCAGCGCGCCTACGCTGTCGATCAAGATAGATGCTAACCGGATCAGTGAGATCACAAAACGGGACCGGCAACAGAACGCGCGAAGGCTGTGGCACAGACGTAGCCTTACCCCTCGCAATTCTGGCAAGCCGCTCACGGTGTTGAACGTGCAATGAACGTTGCGACGGGGTTAAATGATGTTGAGGATCATACAACATGGTGCTCACCAAAGTTTGAGTTGTTCGCCGTAAAGATGCACCATTTGCTCATGTGCATCACGCTTCTTGCGCTGATCTTCCGTCATGCGCTGAACCTTGACGATTTCAGCAATAGCCTTTTCGTCGTAGCCAAGCGATTTGATTTCGGTCTTGAGGTCTTTCAGGGCATCGTTAGCAACGTCGATTTCATCCTTGACGCGATCATATCGCTGTACAAGGCTTTGAAGGTGCTGATCTGTGTTGTGTCCCATTTCCACCACGTCACCCATTTTCAATTCTCCATTTTATCGAGTGCTGAATATCCCTTCGGCGGGTCGCCCATGAGCGCCGCCGTTAGGTCACGATAAGACGCGGCACGCCTTGCATCACGCGCCTGCAAGACTTCTGTGGGCGGTGGTTTGTGGGGATACTCGCCGCGCGCCCAACCGTTGAACGGTTGCCCGTGAGCCTTGTGACCAAACTTGGCAACACGCGATTTAACGCCCTTTATGCCACGCCCCAATACCTCTGCAATCTCTGCATAGGTTTTCCCGGCTTCATACATCGTCTCGATGGTGAGCAGGTCTTGCAGCGTATAAGCCTTACCTGAATTTTTGCTCATGATTTTACCCTGTCTACATATTGACGCTGAATAAGTGCCGGGTCTTTCTGCGAACCGCGTACCCGGCAAAACGGTGGGAGACGCCCCATGAGGGAGGGCATCGCAGCTTCAAAACAAATCAATCATGTGCCACCCTATCGAATAAGTCACATGATGCAGCAACGATCAATAGCATTAGCGGTAACATGCCACCGGCAAAGACAAATGCCACAACAGTCATCCCAATAAGCCCAATGACTTGAATAGCGGTTTCTGTCATGATTTTTCCTCGGTTTTGATGGAAGAAAATCTGCAAGCCGGTATCCCGGTAATGTTTTGCAGCCGGACGGCCAAACCTAGAGACGGCGTCCGTTGCCCGGTTTCAATCCGGCAAAGCGTTGCTTTGTTCACGCCCACTTGCTCAGCAAGGGCCGACAGGGACATTTTGTTAGATTCTCGAAAGGCTTTCAATTCGTGCATGGGGCCATGTTGTCGCATGGGTAATGGTTTGTCAAGCCGTTTAATGGACGCGCCAGAAAAAAGCCCCAACGCCGCGCAAACGGCATCAGGGCCAAATAGGAAAGTTGAATATGAACATAGACACCATACGCAAGCCAATTGTTTCGGGGCGGGACTTTTTCAGGACAACTTTTATTTTTATTCGTCCCGTTTTTCAGTTGACGGCCCGTTGTTTTTGTGGCAACGTCCGGTTACAAGATGACTGTGGGAGACGGACATGGCCTACGACACACTGACCTACGAATTTGACGAGCTTCCGCTTATTGCAGGCAAGTCCGGCAATTTCGGAATGCTGTTCGGAACCGCCGAAATCTCTTTTGATGACCATGGCGAATGGTCGGTAAAATCCATCACCCTGACCGGCGACAAGCTTCTTGTCTATTCATGGGATGAGATTGATCTCGCCCGGCAGGAAGGCCGCAAACTTCCACGCTTCGAGACGGTCAGCTATTGCCTCGATGAAGGTAGCCCCGGCTACTTCTCGATTATCAATTCACTTGAAACCGACCGCTTCGAGGAAATCAGCGAACTGGTGTCCAAAGAGCTTCGAGTTGAGCTCGACGATTCATTCAGCCCAAGCCGCGAGTGGGGAACGCTCAATAAGCGCCAGCAGGGGATTTAAGCATGCAAAACATTGTGAGAACTAAAACTAAAGCCACAGGTGGAATAACCGAACGCGAGCACGAGTTAATGGTTGCTCATTCCGACTTGTGGATCAAGCGAGCTATGCGTACAGACCCGATTGAGCCGGACAAAATCATTCCAGCAATTGAAGGTTTATATAAGGCGGCGGGATTGAAAAGGCCGCATGTCGTGATCGTCCCGTCGCCTCTTGTAATGGCCTTTGCTTACGGCGCTGCGGCGGCGGTCTGGCACCGTCAAAAGACCTGCGCTGCAACCGACGATGCAACCTACGCTGCAACCTACGATGCAACCTACGATGCAACCCGCGCTGCAACCGACGCTGCAACCCGCGATGCAACCGACGCTGCAACCGACGATGCAACCTACGATGCAACCATCGCTGCAACCAGCGCTGCAACCATCGCTGCAACCAGCGCTGCAACCCGCGATGCAACCAGCGCTGCAACCAGCGCTGCAACCCGCGCTGCAACCTACGCTGCAACCGACGCTGCAACCGACGCTGCAACCCGCGCTGCAACCCGCGCTGCAACCGACGCTGCAACCGACGCTGCAACCCGCGCTGCAACCAGCGATGCAACCTACGATGCAACCCGCGCTGCAACCAGCGCTGCAACCCGCGATGCAACCTACGATGCAACCCGCGATGCAACCTACGATGCAACCCGCGATGCAACCTACGCTGCAACCGACGATGCAACCTACGCTGCATCGTCGGCGTGTTTTGACATGGCTGGCGATCTAGGAATCAGGAGCGCCAAGAAGTGGCCGTCCGCCTATCAAGGCGGTAACATGTGGGCCGGATATGACTGCTATCTAACTGCTTTTCGCGATATACTTGGCCTTGAACTAGAGAGCCATGCCGCCTATCATTATTGGGAGCAGGCCGCAATTCACGGCGGGTTCCGTGTCATGCACGACGAATTTTGCATGGTCTGCGACTTTCCAGAAGTCTTGCTCAAGGACGAAAATAACCAGCCGCACTGTGAGGTCGGGCCGTCGCATCGCTGGCGCGATGGATGGTCGCTCTACCACTGGCACGGCGTACGCGTTCCAGATCATTGGATTGAGAACCGCGCTAATCTTGATCCGGTTGAAGTGCTCAAAGCTGATAACGTCGAACAGCGCGCGGCTGGAATGGCGATTGTGGGGTGGCCCAAAGCGGCAAAGGTGCTCAACCGCAAGATTATTGACGGTGATCCAGAAACAGATATGGGCGCTCTGGTTGAATTGACCATGCCGGGACTACCGGAACCGGGCCGGTTCCTTATGGCACGGTGTCCGCGAAATGGTACAATCTGCGAGGGCGTCCCCCACATCAGCGATATTGATAATTTGCCGATTGATACAGTTATTGCCGCGCAGGCTTGGCGCGTCGGCGATCCACAATCTGAATACGAACACCCATCAATTCGAACTTAAAACCTGAAAGGAAAATCCCATGAAAAAAGTAATCGGTCAACAAGGCGAAGTCCGCATCGTCAAGATCGACGCGATGCCGAACGGCATTGAAACGAAAGCACCCGAACGCACCGCGAAGGGCTTCATCATCAGCCATTCTGAGAGTGGTCATCACCACCTTCTGACTGGCGGCGACGTGATGGAACGCACCGACAACGTTCCTGCCGGAATGCAGCGGTTTTACGCAATTCTGAAAGAGCCTCAACAGTTCATTCAGGATGCGGCAAATCCTCACGGTGGGTATAATCTTGACCCCGGAATTTATCGTTTCGACGTGTCGCGTGAATATGATCCGTTCATGGATCAGGCCCGGCGCGTGGCGGATTGAGTCATGACCACACAACAACAAGCCGATGCGCTGCTTGCAATCTGGCAGGCGGCGCGACACGCAAGCCCCGAACAACGAATGAAGCTGATTGAGGTATATCATGACGCGGGCCGACAAGATAAGGAAACTAGCCTCCAAGGCCGACATGAAACGAGCGGAACGCGACCGCGCCCCGTACAGATCAAACAGACGGACAATCCTTGACAAGGAACTGCAACGCCTTGTAACTGAACAGGTAAGAATTGAAACATTGTATGCAAGGAGGAAATCAGCATGAGCACAATAAACCGCGACTCTGAGAGGGACGTGATGGCCATTGATCAAGCCTTGCCTGAGCAACCATCAGCGGCGGACGTTGTGACGCCAATGGCACTTATTGACCGCGCCATGTCGAGCGGCGCAACGCCAGAGGTATTGGAAAAGCTCCTATCACTTCAAGAGCGGTGGGAAGCGGGGCAATCTCGCAAAGCATTTGACGATGCAATGGCATCTGCCAAGGCTGAGCTTCCGACAATCAGGAAAAATAGAGAGGTCGATTTTACGTCCACAAAGGGCCGGACGAATTACAGGCATGAGGATTTGGCAGAGGTTGCGCGAACCATAACCCCGATCCTCGGCAAATACGGTCTTTCATATAGATACCGGACGACCTCTGCGCCGAATGAACCGATCACCGTCACATGTGTCGTATCTCACCGCCTTGGTCATTTTGAGGAAACGACACTTTCGGCCGGCCGCGATGAAAGCGGAAACAAAAATAGCATTCAGCAAATCGGATCGACCCTCACATATTTGCAGCGGATGACGCTTAAAGCCGCGCTCGGCCTCGCCGCGTCTGACGACGATGACGGAGCGAAGGCCGATGCTGCCGCAGAAACTGTTAGCGATGAACAACTTCAATCTTTGATTGAGCTTGCAGAGGAAGTTGGGGCCGACCGTAGCAAGTTCTGCAAGTACATGCAGGTTGCATCGCTCTCCGAGATCCCAGCGAAGGAATACAAGCGGGCCGTTGCTGCGCTGAACGCCAAGAGGGAAAAATGAACATCATCCAAGGCACCCCGGAATGGTTTGCTATCCGCGTCGGGAAGGTGACTGCATCGCGCGTTGCAGACGTTGGTGCAAAAACGAAAACAGGCTGGGGTGCGTCGCGCGCCAACTATATGGCCGAATTGATCGCAGAACGATTGACCGGCGAAGTGGTGCCGTCATTCATGAGCACTGCGATGCAGTGGGGCACTGAAATGGAGCCGCTAGCGCGGGATGCATATGAATTCCGCACAGATGCCACCGTCGAAACTGTGGGCTTCGTCGCACATCCATCCATTCTGATGAGCGGCGCGAGTCCTGACGGGCTGGTCGGATTTGACGGGCTTATCGAGATCAAGTGTCCAAACACGGCAACGCATATTGATACGTTGATGGGCGATTCAATCGCGTCAAAGTACGAAACGCAAATGCAGTGGCAGATGGCTTGCACTGGTCGCAAGTGGTGCGATTTTGTCTCGTTCGATCCGCGCATGCCGGAATCCATGCGCTTGTTTATTCGGCGCGTGAACCGTGATGACAAACGAATTTCCGAACTGGAATTGCTCGTTTGCGATTTTTTGGAGGAAATAAAAGCCAAGGTGCAGCAACTGCGCTGCCAATACGAAATGAGCGAGGCCGCACAATGACAACCCGTTATGACGCCGTGATTGTCCGTACCGACAAGGACGGAAAGAAGCGATATACGAAAATTGGAGCCATGTTCCCGTCGCGCAATGGCGATGGCTTTAATTGCGTGCTGGACGCGCTACCCATGCCGAACGCGGAAGGGCAGGCATGGATTAGTTTCTTTGTCCCGAAAGACAAGGAAGATGCGAGGTCGATCAGTGAACGCGCCACACCGCGTGGTCCTGTAAGCGGATCACTGCCACATAGCGACATTGACGACTCAATTCCGTTTGCGCCGGAGTGGCGGTAATGGGCGAAGTCTGAGGTTGTCTGATTCATGGGCCGCGCGCTTGTCACACTACGCAACAAGGCTGATCGGGAGCGCGCCTCTAGGTGGGTCGAGAAAGCGCCATTTGGGACTCGCGTTGAGTTCAAGGCCAGTAAGCGCAGTCTACCTCAGAATGATCGCATGTGGGCCATGTTGACGGACGTTGCAATGCAATTGAAGTGGCACGGGATCAGCTTGACGCCAGATGACTGGAAGCTGGTTTTCCTTGACGCGCTAGAACGAGAAGCAAGATTTGTACCGAATATCGACGGAACGGGATTTGTCAACTTGGGCCGATCTTCGTCAGACTTATCGAAAGAGGAAATGTCAGAATTGATCGAACTGATTTTTGCGTTTGGCGCTCAACATGGTGTGAAATTTAACGAGCCTGAAAATGCCTAGAGAAGTCTCAGAATGGGAGGGAAAGACCGATGACACAGCCTTGCCACCAAGAGTTAAAATTCGTATCTTTGATCGTTGTCGCGGCAATTGTTCTTGTTGTGGGCGAGCAATACGCGGATCACTTAGGCCGGAATACGACCACGCCATTGCCATTATCAACGGCGGGCGAAACGTGGAATCCAACATTCAATTGCTATGCCACGAATGCCACCGGGGAAAGACTGCATCTGACGTGCGTGAAAAGTCTCGCGTTCAAAAGCGCAAGCAATGGCGCGCGGGAATAAAGAAGAAGCGGACGATTACACGCTGGCGCAAATTTGATGGAACAGTCGTCGAAAAATCTAGGGATAGATGAAACATTTTGACGGCTTGTTGTTTATGTGGTAACGTTCGATTACAAGATGATTTTGGGAAAGAAGGATATCGGAGGCTATCAGTTATGACTAAATCCGAAGCCCTTGAAGCCTCAATCCTGCAATGGCAGGAGAACGTGAAGGCGGATACATGGGGTGAAGTGCGCATGTGGTTGGACGACTGTGCTCTGTGCGACCTTTATTGCTCTAATTGCGCCGCTAAGTGTAAAGGTTGCCCGGTTATGGATAGGACCGGCGAAAGTGACTGTAGCAAGACACCATACCGCGCGGCGGGCAGGGCTTTGCGCGCTTGGAAATATACCGACCCCGACGACAAAACCGTCTGGCTCGCCGCTCGCGATGAGTTCCGCCGCTGCGCACAAGCCGAACTCGATTTTTTGATTTCATTGAGGGAGACGGAGTGATGACTGATAAATTGTTGAAAATAACAAAGGCCGATCTTGACGAAGACGGATTTTACACAAAATCAAACTCACTTGAGTTTGACGGATCAATCGAAATCGACGGCGGCCTCGGACAGGTGAAATTTCGTACGTCGTTGATCGCTAAAGCCTATATCATTGCCAAAGCAGGCACCGGCATC